GCTGACATAGATCACGTCAGACGGCAGGGTCACGTCCAGTGTTCTGGTGCTCATTCGATCACCACGCTGATAATGACGCTCGCGCCGGTGTTGGCCGGGTTAGGCGTGATAGTGGCGGACTTAATAACCGGCGTGGAAGTGTCCAGGGTGACAGTCCGCGTCACGCTGCTGCTCTTGCCCGCCGCGTCAGTCGCCGTCACCACAATGGTATTGTCGCCTTCTGTCGGCAGCGTCAAAGACTTGGAGCCTGTTCCGTCGCTCGCCACAGTGGCAGTTCCCTGGTCCTTCCCGTTCATTTCGATTGTGACGGTGACAGGGCTGGAAGTGGCGTCGTTGGTGGAAAACTTGACCACAATGTTGGGGGAGTTGGTGATAAGCCCATCCACAGGGGACGTGACATTCAGCGTCGGTGGGACCGTATCCACTGTAAACGTCGTGCTCTTAGCCGTCGCCGCGTTGCCGTCATTGTCCGACGCCGAAATGGTCACCGTGTGCGCCCCGTCCGACATGGCGCTGGCCGGGGTATAGGTGTAGCTGTAGCCGTTGGTGATTGCGGTCTTAGTCAGCGTGCTGGATGCCACCGCCGTGCCGTCCAGCTTGACCACCACGCTGTCCGTGTTGACGCCGGAACCGCCGCTCTCGTCGGTGACGGTAAACACCACAGGCTGCTTGCTGTTGGTGACATACGCCCCGCTGGACGGAGACAGGATGGAAATGACCGGGGCCACCGTCTCTTTGACAACCAGGCGCAAGCCCGTCAACGTGCTGCCGTCTGCTGTTGCCGTGGTCCCTGCGTCGTTTGTGGCCTCGACAGTGACATTGTAATAGCCGCCGCTCAGATTGTACGATGTGGAGCCTGGGGCCGTCACCGTCGCCTCATACGCTCCCGTGGCGCTGTTGTATGTCAGGGTGTACCAGGTCCCGTTGACCTGCGCCCTAACTGTTTTGATAGCCAATTAATACACCTCCAGAATACGCTGCGCCGGACATGACCCAGACCGGCTTCAATTCTCTGGTTTCCTCGGAAACAAAAACGGATAATTTGATTTTGCTGTTGATGGTCGCCGGGTTTGTCGCAAAACCAGCGCTATCGACGACCGGAATCGTGATGGTGTAGGTGTCAGCCATTAAACCACCCCGCCAAGGTCCCAATACACGACGACACAGCCAGACGCGCCAGGCGAACCAGTGCCGCCGGTTCCGGGCTTCACATCGACGGTCCAGATTTCCCCACCGTCTGCGTCGTACCCGGAAACGTGCTTCACGCCCACGGAACCGCCGGACCCGTGCCTTGCACCGTCGCCGGAATTCTGGAGCGGGACCTTCACACCGGTCCGCCCGTAGGAATTGCCGCTGGTGATGTCCGCATAACCGTTTTCGTACACCTTGCCGTTTGCGCTGGAATAGACGCCAAAGGTCGTGTCGCCGCCCATGCCGCCCTCACTGTCACCGCCTGCACCGATGGTCACAACAAACGTCTGCTGGCTGTTGACGTCGATTGTGCCTCTCCAGACATTTCCGCCGGAACCATCAACACCATCTTCGCCGTATGTGTCAAATGTACCAGCCTGGCCGCTGGTGCTTCCCTGCCCGCCACCCACAAGAACGACACGCAGGGTAGACACGCTATCCGGGACCTCCCATGTGCAGTCTTTTGTGATGATGGCGCGGTCCTGGTACAAAAGCGCACCGTCAGCTTTCAACAGGGTAGATTTGCAGTTTTGCATAACGCCGTTATTGAAACTAAACGCCTGATAAATGCGTCTCCCAGTGAACGCGCTGGATTCATTCAGCCACACAGTATCCACATCTCCGATCTCGCTGGAAGGGTCGCCACGTCCGATGATTTCATACTGGTTTCCACCGCAAGCGGACAAAATCATCTTTGCGGCAGAATCGGCCTGCGCTTCGGTGCGAATAAACGGGTTCTTGATGCTCTTTGTCGTGGATGAAGACGCCGAATTGCCGGAAACTGCATACTGTGTGTCGTCCGGGAATGTGAAGACAACAGACGAAACGCTGTCATTTGCCTTCATCGTTGGCCGGGCTGTCATGTTGTCCAGGTCCAGCTTGTTCCCCTGATTCCACAGCGGTTCGGCGGCCAGATAGCCGGTCTCTGCGTCAGCTCTGGGCCATGTGCCGGTAGCCTGACACAGCCACAGCAAAATGTCTCCGCATGCCTGACCGTTCACATCGTCCGCCGATTCTACGGAGACCGGAAGGTCGCCGTAATCCTGATCTGTGCAACACCTGTTCTCGAACGTCGTACCCAGCTGTCTGACAATGGATTTCAGCCATTCGTTCAGCGTTGTTGGGAGGGTTTCCGGTGCGGAATAAACCAGATTTTGCAACATGCCCAGAATATCAACTGTGCTCCACTGCATTGTCATTCCGCTGTCCGCTGTGCTCCAACCATTTTCCTTGACGTAATAAACGCCGACGTGTTTCCACTCGTTCCCATCGTCGGTCTCCACGCCAATAGAAATGTCAATTCCTTGCCGCTCCTCGATGGACTGAAAGACGCTGTTCTTGTTAAGCGGGTCATATCGCCCCTCTGTGTTGTCTGTGTTGATTGTGCAGGTGCCGTACGGAATCTTCAGGCAGGAAACATCACCCTGTTGCACAACGTTAAACTGCGACATTGTGCCTTCATCCCACTCTTCATACAGGCCGGGAATGATTTCTGCGATTCTCGCACGTCTTCCGGGCATGTTCCATTTTTCGATTGTGACGCAGATTGCATCCGGGCTATTGACCGTGAATCCCTCTATCACAATTTTGTTTTCCATGTTTCCCGTGAAGGATTTGGAGAAATAGACTTTCCCGCCGCTTTTAATGTCCACGGTAAAATCAGAGGGAACGCCGTCGTAGTCCTCTGTTGGGAAATAAACCGAACACGCCTGCAAGATAGACACATTGTTGAATGCTTCTTCAACAAAAACAGGCGGGTCAAACACGCCGTCATTGTCGCACACTGCATCACTGACAAATCCGATTTGGCCGCTTGCATCATCCGGGTCGTCCGGCAGGAATTCCGATGTTTCATCAAGAATCCACCGGTTGTGCTCCAGCGTGGTGAAGTAGTCGATTGTCATTTCTTTGTCGTGCAGCTGTTCCAAATTGCACCACAGAATAGCGCCGGAACTGTTCGCTTCTCCAAATGTGATGTCTGGGTCTACGATGTACACGACAGCTTTTAACAGGATTTTTCGGGTGTCACCAGTGATTGCCCGTTTGTATGCCGCTGTCTGCTCAATCACTGGGTTCCACCTCCTGCAATTCTACAGAGAAATCCGCCCAGACCGGGATGATGTTTGCTGTGCCGTCCGCCCTGACAACGCGTGACCACTGGAATTTAGGGCGAACATAATCCGTCACGAAGAAGGTTTTCAGCAGCATTTCCCCGTCTGCCTCCTGCGGCAGGAAGGCACACGAAATCGGTGTCTTCCTGCCCTTCTCACAGCTCTCAATTATCTTCGCCACGGTGTCGTTGTCGAAATAGCCGTACTGATAAGAGATACACCACACTTCCCCGCGCACTTCCTTGACCGTGCGCCCGGAAATCATCTGCACCTCTGTTGCCAACAGTTCTTTTCGCGGATAATATCCGCCCTTCCTGGATTCCGGCAACACAATGGAATTGCCGCCGGTGTCTAAAATCAACTGTGTCAATTCGCTCATTGTGTCCTCCTTACGCCGGGTTCAGAATCGGTGTGCCGTTGGAGCTTGCAACGTCGATGAAGCTGTTAAGGTAGTAACGCGCAAATTCATGTCCGTCCGGCATTACAAGGCTGATCGTGATAGGCCCGCTTGACGTGGTGTTATTTCCACTATAAGCCGCGTTAATGGCGGCAGCGGAGGACACACCCATAGCCGAACTGGCGAAATCCACGGTTCCAAAGTCATAGCTGACGGTTGCTGCATTTTGCAGGTCGTCGGTCATGTCTTTGATTGCGTCGATTGCTTCGCTGGCCCCGTTGTCGATGCCGACGGCAATACCGGCGGGAATCATTACACCAACCAGGTCTCGGAACTTCTTCGAAGGGGAGGCGATGCCCAGGGCGTCCTTTGCAGAATCCAACAGGCCGGACGCCAGGTCACTCACCTTGCCGGTCAGCCAGGACCAGCCCTCGGACAGGCCGTTCCAGATGCCGGTGACGATGTTGGAGCCGATGTCGTAAAACTTCGACGGCAAATCACTGACTGCATCCGGCAGGCTCAGGAATTTTTCTTTCATGGCCTCTACTTTTTCATTCGTGGCGGTCAGAACATTGGACATGACGTTACTGAAATTTGAATAAAGGTCAGACATTGTTTCAACGACGTTTTTCTTGATGGAACTGAAATTGTCACTGAATGCACTCAAAACATTCTTCAGATTGTTCTTTGCCGCAGTCAGCATGTTTGACAGCGAAGTTGTGAAGCTTGAAAGAACATTGCTCAGAGTGTCTGACACGGTGCTTTTGACTGCCGCCAACTGCTCTGTGAATGCAGAATTCACATCACTGAGCGTGCTTTTTGTGGTGCTCTTTGCGGAAGAAAGTTTATCCGAAAAGAAACCCTTGACCTTATCCAAAGCGCTGGACACATTGCTGCTGACATTGGTCATAACGTCTGTGACCGTCGTGGAGATTTTGCCGTAGACATCCACAACGTTGTCGCGCATGGCGTTAAACTTGTCCACAAAGTCGTCCTTGACGCTGGACAGCTTGCTGGTCAGGTCACTTGCCATGGTGCTCATATTACTCAGCACATCGTCAGCCATACCGCTGAACACGCTTAACACGTCGGAATCCAGCGTGTCCAGCCCGTTGACCATGCCCTGAACCAGGTAGTTGCCCTGGTCCTCCATGACCGTGGACGGGCTGTGGATGCCAAAGAAATCCTTAATGCCATTCAGAATGCCGCTGCCCAGGTCCTTCGCCGCCTGCGTCACCGTAGAGATACCGTTGGTCAGCCCATCCGCCAGGCCCTGCACGATGTTGAGCGCCGCGTCTGCAATGTCGTCCAGGATCTCCGGCACAGCGTCCACGATCTCCATTAACAGCTCCAGCGCCGTCTCCGCAATGTCGCTCGCGTGCTCCGTCAGCGTGTCGGTGATAGCGCTGATAATGTCCGGGATAGCCTCGGCCAGTGCCACCACAATTTCTGGGATTGCGTCGATGATTGCCATCAACAACGTGATGGAACCCTCCAGGATTTGTGGTGTCGCCTCGATCAGCCCGTCAACAATTGCCGTGATGATGTCCGGCAGATTGTCCACGATTGCGTCGATGATTTCCGGGATTGCCTCCACAATGCCGTTGAGCATCGTCACCGCGCTGGTGATGATCTGCGGCAATGCCTCCACCAGGAAGTCCACAATGCTGGTGATGATGTCAGGGAGCGCTTGCAACAGCGCCGTGATAATGTCCGGGATTGCGTCCACGATGCCCATAAACATGGTGGTCGCACCCTCCAGCACATCCGGCAGTGCCTCAGTCAGAGCGCCGATAAAGTCCACGATCATGTCACCGGCGGCAGAAATCAGGTCCGGTATCGCCTCGGTCAGGCCGTCCACCACCCATTGGATGATTTCCATGCCGGTGCTCAGAATTTGGGGCAGTTCCTGGATGATTCCACTGATAATTTCTTCCAGAGCTTGTCCACCACTGGAAAGCAACTGCGGCAGATTCTCTTGGATGGATGTCAACAGCATCGACACGATTTCTTCCGCCGCCGAAAAAATCGTTGGCAGATTGTTGATAATGCCCTCTGTCAGGGATGTCAGTAGCTGAACACCAGCGTCCACGAAAGACGGCAGCTCCTCGATGACCATGGCAAGGCCGTCACTCAGAATGGTTCCCAGCGCGTCCATGGCCCCAGAAAGTCCGCCCTCCTGGAATGCCGTGGACAGTGTGGACACGCTCTCCGAACCGAACTGGACGAACTCCCGCAATGTCGGTGTCAGCTGGTCAGAAATGGTGATTTCTGCGCCTTCCAGTGCTGACTGAAACAGTGTCACATCACCGGCCAGGTTGTCCAGCTGTGTGTTCGCCATTGCCTCTGCCGCGCCCGTGGAATCCTCGATTGCGGCAGAAAGCTCATCCCATCTGTCCGTCGATGTTGACAGCAGCGCATTAACAGACGCAATGTCAGTCGTATTAAAAATCGTGCTGATAATGTTGGTCTTTTCGGCAGAGGTCATGTTTTCCATGGCTGTGTTCAGGTCGCCGAACACATCCTCCAGGCTGCGCATGTTGCCCTCTGCATCAAACACTTCCACGCCAAGGTCAGACAGTGCCGCCGATGCCGTGTCTGTCGGTGCCTCCAGCGACAGCAGGATATTCCGTAAATGCGTGCCGCCCTCTGCACCCTTAATGCCGTTGTCCGCCAGGATGCCCAATGCCGTGGACAGCTCCGTGGTGCCGCCGGACAGGTCCTTTGCGGTGCCGCCGATGGACAGGAACGCCTCGCCCAACTGCTCCACAGAAGTGTTGGACTTGGACGATGCCGCCGCCATCTTGTCCACCATCTCGGAGGTCTCATCAATCGACAGGCCCAGGGCAGACTGTGCATCCGTCACCATGTCGGAGGCCGTCGCCAGCTCCATGCCGCCAGCCGCCGCCAGGTTCAGGACTGTTGGCAGCATTTCCATGGATGTGGTGCTGTCGTAGCCCGCCAAAGCCATATAGTTTAATGCTTCAGCTGCTTCGGTCGCACTGAAAGATGTGGCGCTGCCCATCTCCATGGCAAAGTCTCGCAGCTCCGTGATCTGGTCCGTCGTGGTGCCCATGGTAGCCGCAACCTGCGACATACTGGAGTCAAAAGAGCTGCCCGCACTCACCGACGTGGAAGCGAACCCAACAACAGCCGTTGTTGCCGCTGTAATTGCTGTGGCCGCTACCGTGGCCGCTGTAGACAGTCCGCTTTTAATCGTGCTGCCAACTGACGATGTTTTCTCACTTGCGTCATTCAGCCCGCTCTCATACTCACTGGAATCCAGCGAAATTTTCGCCACCAGGTCAAAAACATCCATTTACACCTCACCTCCTAGCTTGTCTAGTTTGTTCTGCATATAAGCTATGATCTCGTCACCGCTCCGCGTGTCCACTGTTTGCGGGTGCAGCCACCCGTAATACCGCTCCCGAATGTACACGCCGCCTGAATGCTTCGCCGTGTTCTCGGCCACGCATTTCAAAGCGTCGGTGACGTAGATTCTGTATGTTTCCGCCTCCCTGGCCTTTTCCAGTTTGGCGGAAACATAAGCCAGGAAGGCGTTTAGCTGTTTTGGGCCTCGGTACTCTCCGACGCAGAGCCAGCAGAGGCCGGTGTCTTGCTCTGCACACCGAAAAGCTGCATCAACGCCGGGTCATTGAGCATATTCAGCACATCCACAAACACGGTTGCCGCCGTGCAGTGGTAGTCTGCCGGGTCCTTGTCGTCCAGAATGGCCAGCATGGTTTTTACGTCCGTCGCGTTGTTCTCCAGCAGCGCACCGGCAAACTCCAAAGGCGTTGTGTTCTTGGCCTTGACCACGTTGGCGTTCTGCGCAATGCGCCCAATGGGTGCCAGCAGCTTTGCCACCACCGCAATGGCTTTTTCGTCCTCAAATTCCGAAAGCTTCATTTACGCGGCCTCCTCCGGGTCGATCGAGTAGAACGTCATAGGCATTTCGTCCTGGGCGCTCATGGACACATGGCCGGTCAGCTCGATGGTGACCTGGCCCTTGCCGTTCTTTGTGGTTTTCAGGCTGAACCCGCCGGTGGACAGGGCGTTTTTCATCTGGACGGCCACACAGCCGCCGTCGGCCCGGTCGCCAACCCACCACACGTCAAAGAAATCGTCCTGGTCCAGGTCGCGTCTGGGCACGATCTTGGAGGCGTTGGCGCTGTCAATGTCCGCAGCGCCCAGGGCCATCTTGATGTTTTCGGCAGAGGTGCCCAGGGAGGTCAGGGAGATTTTGCATTCCACACTGTCCAGGTGCTTCAGTTCTTTCATGTTGACGGGGCAGTTGTCCACGTCACTGCCCAGGTCAGAGTAAGTGGGCGTGTAAGAAATGGTAATGCCGCCGGTGGTCGCGCAGATAATGTCGTCATCTGCCGGTGCCGCCACCTTGGAAGGGTCAAAATTCCGCAGCAGGACGCCGACCTCCATCTGCAGGCCGTCAAAGGTATCCTTGGGAATTACGGTAAATTTACTCATATGGGTTCCTCCTTATTCGTATTAATTCGCAGTCAGATACTCGGCGGAAACGTTGATGTACCGCCGCTTGATTGTCGGGCTTGTGTCGTCGGTCAGGCTCTGACACCAGGGCGACCCGCGTTTGAGCCAGATGTAACCACCGTCGCATTTCAGCAGCTTGCCGCCGATGCCAAGAGCCTCCGACAGCTCCTGTGCCTTGGCGTTGGGTGTGGCCTCGGATTCCGTGTAGTACCACAGGTTGACGGTCAGCCCAACCTCCCCGCCTTCCCACGCGCTCGTGATGACCTCATAAGTCAGGTAGGGAAACGTAACGTCGTCCGGGACCGCTGTGGAGGCGTAGGCCGCAATGCCAAAGCCGGAAAAAAACTTGTATAATGCCGCCGCCTTGGTCATACCGGTAAACTCCATTCCTCAGCTGTGACCTGCGAAAACTGGAACGTCGCAACTTTAGGGGTTTGAATATCGTCTCCATCGGAAGTCACGCGGAAAATCTTCCCGTCCCGGTTTCGTCTAAACACATCGTGGTACTCTAGCATGGCGTTCTTCTCCGTAGTCACAGTATACATACTGGACACTCCCTGCTTTTCGGCTACTCGCGCCTCCATGCTACTGTTGTACGTGATGGAAGCCATGAAAACTACACCGTCTGCCCACTCGGTGATAAACCCTCCTTCACCATCCGGAATACGTGTTTTTTCAACCATCGTACACTCTTCCATGGACGCCGACAGTAAACTCATGGTCTAATCCTCCTCCACCGATTTAATTTACTCCTAAACTGGGTCTGCCAACCAATAGACGATTCCGAACTTCCGGCTACCGTCTTAGTGTACGAATACCCACCGAAAGATTCGGACTGGTATGGGCTATCGTTCACTTCCCCATATTTATCAACCCATTCTTTAATTTCAGTCTGTAGGTCCATGACGGCAGGAGGAACCGCCATGGCCCAGACCGTACCCTCGAACACTTCATCCGTCAGGCTCGAAGCAGGGTACTGATATAACCCGTCGTTAAATACACTCCCACAAATGCGGAAATACTGACCAGTAGTGAGGAAGGGCAGTACTAGCTGTCCTTCCTCTATGGTGTAAGTACCCTCATGTACCCCACCAGGCACTACAAACCAGTTGTTCAAATGCCCAAGGATTTCTTCCAGCATAATACTGCCCTTCTTTCAATTAACCCTTGCTGAGGATCCGAGCGATGGGAATGCTTCTATGGTTAAAGAAGCCAGAACCCGCGCTATCCTTAACCAGCGCCCAGTTAGAGCCGCTCGCCAGCTGGTCGTTGGTGGGAGAGATGATGGCGGTAGAGGGCATCTTGAAGGAGATACCACGAGGAGCATACATGAGCCGCTCGCGGTGAATCAGCCAGTTCACGCCACCGGCAGATTTGGGATCGCGCCACATCTCAGAGGGGACAGCCGCGCCACAATCGCAGTAATCGAAGGCACCGGAACCCAGAATGTAGGAAGTATAAACGGTCTCGTCGCCGCTGGTGTCAGCGGTCAGGTCATCGTCTACCAGGACGGTACGACCATTCCAGTCCGCCAGGGCAATAGTCCGCTGGATGCCGTTCGCGTCAGTCTGCTTGCGGTACTCCAGCAACTCCAGGTTCTCCAGGTTGGTAGCCACAGCGCTGTTCAGAATGGCAAGGGTGAAGATGTTCTTGTTATCACCAGCCGCTTTCTGAATGGCAGTGTTCAAAGTGGTGGGGCCAACCATGGCATTGGCCTCACCGGTGATGTCCAGGGTGTGCTTATCAGCGAAACCGTCGTTGCCAGTCATGGCGAAAATACCCTTCAGAATGGACATCAGAATGCCCTCGTTCACGTCATCCCAATAGTCGGAAGTCTGACGTGCGATCTCCTCCATGAAATCCTTACCGGTGATGTCCTCGGAGAAATCCTTCTCCTGCCACGCCTTAGCACGACCCACAACGATCATGCTCTGAAGGTAGGTGTCGATGCTGGTAGCGGTGATGTCGGTGGAACCGTCGTAGTTCAGCGCGTCGCCACCGATCAGACCAGTCATAGGAACGGTAATGAAGTTACCGCCAGTCTGCTCCGTCAGCATAGATTTAAGGTCGGACCGGGTACGCAGTACGCCAGCCTTCAGCAGGGCGTTCTGCTTAAGTCGGGGTACGGTTTCAAGGTATCTACCGAATACTTCAGCGTTAAAATTTTTACTGTCAAAAACTGCCATTTAATTCATCCTTTCTCACTAGTATAGGCGGCATACTCGGCAGGATGCTCATTCGCGAACTGCATTTTCTGTGTCAGCGTCATCGCGTTGAATGCGTCCTTACCACCGCCAGCATTGTTGGGAGGAGTTTTAGTGTCCGCTCCCCTTTTCCCCTCGGTCACGATGAAGTCAGTCCATTCGGATTTGATGGTCTTAGTCAGCTCGCTAGCATCTTTGATTTTGCCGTCCACCAACTCCACACTATCCACATCGGACACTTTGAGCACGGTGTTAATACGCTTCTCGCTCACACCGGCTTCCTTCAGAAGTTCCCGATAGGCGGCTTCCTTCGCTGCACGGGATTCCTTCTTGCCCTGCTCCAGTTTGTAGTCTTCGAATTCCTTTTTCAGATCCTTGTACTCCTTGGTATCCTTGACATTGGGAGCGGGTTCCTGCTTGTTTTCCTCAAGGGCTGTCTTCACCTTTCCCTCGGCAAATGCGTCCCTGGCGGAGATGTGCTCATTCATCAGCGCATCCTCGGCTTCTTTGGGGAGTTCCACCCCACTCTCTTTCATGATTCTGCGAACGAACTCGCGTGTGAATGCCATAATCAAGTTCTCCTTTTCATCGGGGGTGTTTCTCTACCCACGAACTTTGCACAACCACCACTTCGTGGTGGTTGCTTATTACCAGTTCCATTATACCACACCTCGGGCCTCCTGTCAAGTATTTTACCTTGACAATACAACGATTTCCAATTCTTCCCGTGTTGTAGTATCGGCTGTTGCGTGTTGTATTGTATCCCACCCCTAAGGGGTGTGGGATACAATACAACACTCGAACCTACAGCGGAGACCCCATTTGTATTGCATGTTGCAACATACAATACAACATTGAACTACCCCTTCAGAGCATTCTCGGCAATTGTTCGATACTCGTCAGCATGATCTGACACCGCTGGTTTAATGTACGGCTGCGCCTTAGTGTTGACGGTCCCCAGCTCCACATAGGCGGCATACTCCACGTTGGTCCCAATGTACACCACCTGCCCGCTCTCGTCCACCGTGTGAGTGATGCTGTTCCGCAGTCTGCCGGTATCCACGGGGCAATTCAGTTTAGCATACGCCTCAGCAGTCAGGCCAATGCTTTCCAGCGCACGAACGACAGCCTCTTGAGCGGCATCCTTGAAGGTGTCAGAATTATCAGTTACCGTAACACCCGCCACTACACAAACACCCCTTCTTCCTCGGCTTCCCTTTGTTTCTCTATGAACTCGTCGAATTCCTGTTGTACACTCTCAGGAGCGCCGGGGAGAAGGTGCCAGTTGTCCTGTTCCGGTACAAAGTACGGACTGTCGATAAACTTAGGTGCTTTCACGTTTTTCATAACTCATTCATCAGCTCCTCTAGCATCTCCCCAAATTTCTTGGCTACTGGTCTAGGACTAGCGCTGGTTAGGTATTCAGCGAAACATTCAGCAAACCATTCCTTCTCATTGCACGAAGCGTATTCGGACACGGCACTACCCATATCAGCAACCTTCGTACCAGTGGACATCGCCACTTTGGCCCTTAGGTATTTTGACGTGGTGTTATACGTATATTTGCCGCTTGGTGAAAAGTGGCCACCAGCACCAAGTGCTCCAACATCGGTGAGTAAACCGTCCACGGCATGACCTAACTCATGAATTATAATGGATTCAGCAGTGGTTCCACGCGGGTGCCACCCAGTAGCTACATCGTGATCATAAGACTTCACCAATTCAGCAAAGTTTCCATAGAAGTCCTTCTTATTGTTGGTTTCAACTCTTTTGTCTCCGTATAGGTAGCACTGTGCGTATGTTGAGTCACCCAAATCCTTCGCAGTCACCCCGCCAATTTTGCCCTTTACCTGCGGATATACGCTTGTAACTCTCTCGTAGGAGCTAGCGATTGACTTTGCAGAGTCAAGATCACACCCGGTCAAATCGCATTTGGTGGTGAAATATCCAGAACTATTCAGTATTTGATTCACTTCATCGACAGACTTCGCACTACCAATTCCAGCCTGTGTGAAGTCGGGAACGTCTGTTGTAGTGGTATGCTCTTCCTTCCACTCCTCGTATGTCATACCACCTAGCTTGTTGTTCCGGCTGGTGAGGTCCGACGCATTTAGGTCTACTCCGTCCACCTGTGCTATCAAGGTACATCGGCAGTTGTAAACCTCTGACGGGTCGCCTCTTGGGTCGCCTGGGTACCGGCACCCATTGGAGAACACACCACCAACCTCGATCATCTCGCCGTCTAGCTCAACATGAGAACGACGAGTGCGCCCGTCAGCCGTAGAGAGCCACACTTGTTTCATCTTTATGCCCATTTTTTCGGCTCGTTCGTAGCTATCCACTCGCCCAGCGTTCTCAGCAGATGTTGTCATGGTTCGGGCGTTCCGGATTGACGCGGACTTGTTCATGTCTGTGACAGTCTGGAGCCGCTTTGCTGTCTGTTTAATACTCTCACCTTGGAGAATACTTTGTGTGATGGCGGAGGTGACTTTCTTCTGGTTCCACTGCTCGTCTTTGGGTATGTTCACTTTGGCTTGCGGCAAGAGCGAAGGGTTGTCTTTAATGAGCTTCTCCACGGTTTGACGGTCGTACAAAGTGTATGAAGTGTCCACCATGGACCCCTTTTCTACCTCAAAGGTGCCATAGTTATGGTTAGTGGCGTAGACCTCTGGAGTGTAACCATTAATAATACTGGACGCGATTTGGTTGGAGTTGGACAGGTCCGATGCTAGAGTGTCCCGCATCTCCTCCCACCTTTTGCCCATCATGATTTGACCAGTCCGCCACTGGGTGTATTCCGATTTAGTGATCTCGCCACTCTTGAGCTGCTCTAGTTTAATACTATTCTTGGCCTCGTACTTCTCTAAGTAAGTCTGGAGCTTCTCATTGACCTCTTTAGAGGCTTGGGAATATACGTCGGAGACCTCTTTCTCCATTCTGTACAGGTAAATTTCGGCTTCTGCGTGTCCTATGTCAGCCATGCGTTACCCCTCCGATGTCCCTTCCGGGCCTCCCGTGCCGTTCTCCTCGCCTTCTCCGTCCTCGGGGGTATTCGTGCCCGCCCCGTTTCCGAAGCCAGAAGAGAGCCTCTCGATGGCCTCTCCGTCGATTCTCTGGAGAATCTCGTCCGCTTTGTCTCCATCGCCTAGGATGGTGAGAATCTTCCGGGTCACGTACTCGCTGTCCAGGTAAGTAGCGGCAGAAACAAGGGTCTGCACATCCTCCTGTGTGTTCACCAGCACAGAGCGTGTGAACGTGGGCTTCTCTCCGTCAATACCAGCGATCGCAAGGATGCCGTCGAGGAAGTCAAGCACACAATACTCGAAGTCATCACATTTGCTGTTCAAAGGTTCATACGCTGCTTTAATCTGGGTGGCGGTGGTAGCACCGGAAGCGATGTTTTCAGTGTCCAGGGCCATTGCGTCCCTGTACAGGTCCTTGGAAATCCGGTCCAATAGGGCTTCCCGGCTCGCATAAGGTACCTCAATAGTGTGAGACTCGGCCTTGGCCCCTTCGTCGTCCACCACAGCGGCTTTGACGGTCTTCATGCGTTCCACGAACTGAGCCAACCCAACGTCATCCATACCACCGGCATTCTGAATTACCCAATAAATCTGAGAGGCGTCATCCAAGTCGTTGGCAAACCCAGATTTAATGAGGTCGTAACAATCGATCTGCTCACGCATACCGATGATTTCAGACTGGTGGTTGGAATTGCCCCAGAGCGGAACGATGGGAAACGTCGGGTAGTTCTCTCCGTCATAAATCTCGGTACCGTCCACCTCGGAAGAGCGAATTTTAACGATGTACGGGCGCTTCTCATGCAGGACAGACGCCACATCGTCCTCCCAAATGTAGTCGGTATAACCGTCCAGCTCGTAAAGAGTGGCTCTCAAGGGTTTCTCGTAGTCCACTTGCCAGAATCGAATGCCAGCGGTGAGTGCCCCATTTTCCTCGTCATACAGAGGAGCAAACTCCTTGACTTCGAACACTTCCAGGTGGTCCATGTTGAAGAATCCGAACGACACACCACCAATCAAAGCAGCTTTACCAGCTTCCTGGAGCCGGGTGTCGAAGTCATCGCCCACTTTACCCGCCGTGGCTTTATCCTTCCAGGTCACACCATTGCCCAACAGGTACTGGGACTCCTGTAGGACGAATCGGTGAAAAAAGTTGCTCGCCATCTTCCAGTTTGACGAATAGTTGTCCGGAACCACCTTTCCGGACATGGTGTAAAGGAGCTTTTGGAACTGGTTGATTGTGCGGTTCCGGTGC